GATTCTTATGGCTTACCTGTATTCAACACCCCAAGCAAAAAAATTAGCGGACCGCAAGGCGAAACAATTGAGCAAGGTGTTATAGAGTATTGGGACAATGAAGTAGCTGGTTTAAAACAAGATCAAGACGCTTTAAATGAATTTTATAGACAATTCCCAAGAACTACAAAGCATGCGTTTAGGGACGAATCTAAAGAATCTTTATTTAATTTAACTAAAATTTATGAACAAATAGATTTTAATGAAGATTTAAAAAATTCATTAAATGTAACTCAAGGTAGTTTTCAATGGAAAGACGGTAAACAAGACACTGAAGTTTTGTTTGTTCCAAATAAAAACGGAAGATTTTTTATAACATGGATACCTTCTTTATTGATTCAAAATAGAATAATAATAAAAGGAAACATTAAATATCCAGGCAATGCACATATAGGCGCGTTTGGTTGTGACCCTTACGATATATCAGGCACGGTGGATAAAAGAGGTTCAAAAGGATCTTTACACGGTCTTACTAAATTTTCAATGGAAGACGCCCCGCCTAATCATTTTTTTTTAGAATATGTAGCAAGACCACAAACAGCGGAAATATTTTTTGAAGATGTTTTAATGGCTTGCGTTTTTTATGGTATGCCAATATTAGCTGAAAACAATAAACCTAGACTTTTATATTATTTTAAAAAAAGAGGGTACAGAGGCTTTGCAATGAATAGACCTGACAAGAAAAGAAATAAACTATCAGTGACTGAGAGAGAAATAGGTGGTATACCTAACTCCAGTGAAGACATAAAACAAGCCCACGCCGCCGCTATTGAATCTTACATAGAAAACTTTGTTGGTTTGTTAGAAGTAGGATATGGTAATATGTATTTTCAACGAACACTAGAAGACTGGGCTAAGTTTAATATAAACAATAGAACTAAACACGATGCCTCTATAAGCTCTGGATTAGCTTTAATGGCATGCAATAAACACAGGTATACTCCAGTTGCTAGAATACAAAAAAAGAATTTTGATCTAGGTTTTAAAAAATATGACAACAGAGGACACGTTTCAAAAATCATAAATTAATGAATATATACACTAATTCAAATAGTTCTTTTCCTAGCCAAGTTGTTAGTGATGCTGAAAAAGCAAGCATAGAATATGGCAGTCAAGTGGCTATGGCTATAGAATATGAGTGGTTTAAATCTGGTAGAACTAATGGTAATAGATATTTAACTAACTGGAATAATTTTAATAATCTAAGACTATACGCTAGAGGGGAGCAGCCAGTTCAAAAATATAAAGACGAATTATCTATTAATGGTGATTTGTCTTATTTAAACTTAGATTGGAAACCAGTTCCTATATTATCTAAGTTTATAGATATAGTTGTAAATGGTATATCTCAAAAAGCCTATGAAGTAAAAGCTTACGCACAAGATCCTTCTTCGTTAAAGCAGAGAACAAATTATGCTTCTAGACTATATGAAGATATGTTATCTCAAGAATATTTAAATAATCTTAAGCAAACTTTAGGAGTTGATATATACCAAAGTGTTAATTCTTCACTAGTTCCAGAATCTGAAGAAGAATTAGAGCTTCACATGCAATTAAAATACAAGCAAAGTGTAGAAATAGCAGAAGAAGAAGCTATATCTACTGTGTTTGCTCAAAACAAGTATGATTTAATACGACGTAGATTAAATATGGATTTAGCTGTTTGCGGTATAGCATCTGCTAAAACTAATTTTAATACAGCAAATGGCATTACTTTAGATTACGTAGATCCAGCTTATATGGTTTATTCTTACACAGAAGATCCTAATTTTCAAGATATATATTACGTAGGAGAAGTAAAATCTATAACATTACCAGAGCTTAAAAAAGAGTTTCCTAATATTCCAGAAGATGAATTAAAAAGAATACAGGAAATGCCAGGTAATAGGCAGTATATAACTGGTTTTGGTGGATATGACGAAAATACTGTTCAGGTTTTATATTTTGATTACAAAACATACCACAACCAAGTTTTTAAAATAAAGCAAACAGATCAAGGCTTGATGAAAGCTATTGAAAAAGATGACGCTTTTAATCCTCCAGAAAGTGATATGTTTGAAAGAGTTTCAAGATCTATAGAGGTTTTATATAGCGGTGCTAAAGTTTTAGGAACTAATACTATGCTAAAATGGGAGTTAGCCGAAAACATGTCAAGACCTTATGCTGATACTACTAAGGTAGAAATGAATTATACTATTTGTGCGCCTAGAATGTATAAAGGTAGAATTGAAAGCTTAGTTAGTAAGTGTATAGGTTTTGCAGACATGATACAACTCACGCATTTAAAGCTGCAACAAGTATTAGCGCGAATGGTGCCAGATGGTGTATACTTAGACATGGACGGACTTGCAGAGGTTGACTTAGGCAATGGAACTAATTATAATCCAGCTGAAGCATTAAACATGTATTTTCAAACTGGTAGTATTGTAGGTAGATCTTTGACGCAAGACGGAGACTTAAATACAGGAAAAGTACCTATACAAGAACTACAAACAAGCAGTGGTGGCGCAAAAATACAAAGCTTAATTACAACATATCAGTATTACTTACAAATGATACGTGACGTAACAGGATTAAACGAAGCTAGAGATGGTAGTTTACCTGACCGTAATACGTTAGTTGGTTTACAAAAACTTGCAGCAAGTGCATCTAACACAGCTACAAAACATATAAATCAATCAAGCTTATATATAACTCTTAGATTAGCAGAAAATATATCTTTAAAAATAGCAGATGCTTTAGAGTTTCCCTTAACAGCTGAGTCTTTAAAAAATTCTATATCGCTATATAATGTTAAAACCTTAGAAGAAGTACAAGATTTAAACTTACATGATTTTGGTATATTTTTAGAATTAGAGCCAGATGAAGAAGAGCAAGCAAGGTTAGAGGCTAATATTCAAGTAGCCTTGCAGAACGGTGGTATTGATTTAGACGACGCTATTGATGTACGACAAATAAAAAATCTTAAGTTAGCTAATCAAATGCTTAAGTCTAAGCGCAAGCAAAAGCTAATTAGAGATCAAAAAAATCAACAAGCAAACATACAAGCACAAGCTCAGGCACAAGCTGAAACAGCAGAAAAAACAGCTATGGCTGAAGTTCAAAAACAAGAAGCCATATCTGGTTCTAAAGTTCAATACGAACAAGCTAGAACTCAAATGGAAATAAAGAAAATGGAAATTGCAAATCAATTTGAATTACAAAAAATGCAAATGAAGTTTTCTCAAGACATGCAGTTAAAGCAAATGGAAGTGCAGGCTGCTACTCAAAAAGAACAACAGATAGAAGATAGAAAAGATAAGCGTATAAAAATGGAAGGTACGCAACAAAGTGAAATGATAAGCCAAAGAAAAAATGATGGTATACCTATAAACTTTGAACAACAAACAGAGCAAGGCGCACAAGCGTTTATGTAACTCTTATTAATTATTTAATTATATTATATTATGTCAGAACAAACACAAGAAGCTGTAAAGCAAGAAGGTGATTTTAAAATAAAAAAGAAAACACCTAAAAAATTTAACGAAACAAAAGACAATACTACAAAAGTAAATATAAGTCTTAAAGAACCTTTAGTTGAATTAGAAGATAATGTAACTAAAGTTGAAATTAAAAAAGAAGAAGATGCCATTCAAATCGGAGAAACAAAGGAGGTATCTGTGGAAGAACCATCCGGAAATAGCGCAGAGGTGGGAGAACCTGTACAAGAGTCCGACGAGACTACTGAAGGGTTTTCTCCGATCCAAGAAGTAACAGAAGCTGAAGTTAAAAAAGTTGAGGCTGAAGTTAAAGAAGCAATAAGAGATGAAAAAGTATTAGGTAAACAATTACCAGAGAATATTGAAAAGCTAATTTCTTTTATGGAAGAAACAGGTGGCACAATAGAAGATTATACTCGTTTAAATGCTGATTACTCTAGCATTGACGATGTTACTTTATTAAAAGAGTACTATAAAAAAGAAAAACCTCATTTAGATAATTCAGATATTGATTTTCTTTTAGAAGATTTTGTAATAGACGAAGATGTAGACGAGGAGAAAGACGTAAGAAAAAAGAAGCTTGCGTTTAAAGAAGAAGTTGCAAAAGCCAAAAACTTTTTAGAAGAGACTAAGAGTAAGTATTACGACGAGATCAAGTTGAGACCGGGCGTTACTCAAGAGCAACAAAAAGCTATGGATTTTTTCAATAGATATAACAAGCAGCAAGAACAAGCTGAACAACAACATCGAGTGTTTAAAGAAAATACTAAAAAACTTTTTAGTGATGATTTCAAAGGTTTTGATATCAATGTAGGTGAAAAGAAATATAAGTATAATATTCAAAACAAAGATAAAGTTGCAGAAAACCAGTCTAATATAGCAAACCTCGTTAAGAAGTTCTTAAACGAAAATGGTGAAGTTATAGACACGGCAGGTTATCATAAAGCTATGTATGCCGCTGAAAACGTAGATCGCATTGCCTCTCATTTTTATGAGCAAGGAAGAGCTGACGCTGTGAAAGAAGTGGTAAGCAAATCTAAAAACCCAGTTGACACTAAAGCTAGATCAACGCAAGGTGAAGTATTTGTAAACGGATTAAAAGTTAAAGCTATTTCAGGTTTAGATTCTACAAAATTAAAAATAAAAACTAGAAAATTTAACTAATAAAAATTAAAAATTATGGGTTTACAACCACAATTTGGGTCATTAATACCTACGCCTAAAAAGCAAACACTAGATTCTAACTTTTTAAAGTTTGATGAAGGTGGAAATGATTTTGCGCAGCAGTATTTACCCGAAATTTACGAACAAGAAGTAGAGCGTTATGGAAACAGAACGTTGTCTGGATTCTTGAGAATGGTTGGCGCTGAAATGCCAATGACATCTGATCAAGTAATTTGGTCTGAACAAAATAGATTACATATATCTTACGAAGGATGTGCTTTAACTGGTGCAACTACTATTGATGTTAACCCAGGTGGTACAGCTGGAGTTCACAACGTAGTTTCTATTAATGACACAGTAGTTATTATGGATCCTGCTACAGGAAAAGAATGTAAAGGTATTGTAACTGCAGAAAATGCAACTGTACTAACTGTTACATTGTTTCAAGCCACTGCTTTAACAGACATGGGTACTGTTTTTGGAGGTAACGCAGTTACTGGACTTAAACTATTTGTTTATGGTTCTAGCTATCAAAAAGGAACTTCTGTAGACGGAACAACTATTAACGCTAAAAGAAAAAGTATTACACCTTCTTTTACTCAATTTTCTAATTCACCTATCATTATTAAAAATCAATACGTGATTAATGGTTCTGATATGGCGCAAATTGGTTGGGTAGAAGTTGCTAGTGAAGATGGTACTTCTGGATACTTGTGGTATTTAAAAGCTGAATCTGAAACACGTTTACGTTTTGAAGATTACTTAGAAATGGCATTAGTAGAAGGTGAGCTTAATGATGTTGCAGGTGCTGCTGATTATCAGAAAGATTTATTGCCTGGAACTGAAGGTCTTTTCGCCGCTATTGATGCTCGTGGAAACGTACAGTCTGGCTTTACAGCTGCTGCAGGTATCGACGACTTTGATGCTATTTTGAAAAACTTAGATACTCAAGGTGCTATTGAAGAAAATATGCTTTTCTTACAAAGACAAACTGCTCTTGATTTTGACGACATGCTAGCTGCAATCTCTGGCGGAACTGCCGGCGGTACTGCATTTGGTTTATTTGAAAACTCAGAAGAAATGGCATTGAACTTAGGGTTTAGCGGTTTCCGAAGAGGATCTTACGATTTCTACAAAACTGATTGGAAATACTTAAACGATGCTTCAACTCGTGGCGCTATCGATGGAATTAACTCTATTGAAGGTGTGTTAGTACCAGCTGGAACATCTACTGTTTACGATCAAGTACTAGGAACCAACATCCGTAGACCTTTCTTACACGTACGATACAGAGCTTCGCAAAGTGATGATCGTCGT